ACTCAGATACGGCTACGGCTACGATTCAGGTTGTTGGTTCGGTAGATGATGCTCAGACAGGACTAACTACTGGCAAAAAGCATTACGTCCAGACTGATGGCAGTCTTGCCACTTCACCAGATGTACCCGAAGTATTTGCAGGTACAGCCATTTCAGCGACTCAGATTATTACTAAGGGGTAAGCATGAAGACTATTATTGACGGTATGGGTTGCTCAAAGTATCTGTTCCCCGATACTGAGGTTGTTGTAATTGGCGAAGAAAACATAACGATTGGCTCTCCTGTTAAGTTTATTATCGGAGACCTTAACGCTAATAACTCAACGCTTGTTGAAAATGTGACTGAGCCAGACGATTGGTATGGCTGCAAGTACAACTATGTCAATGGTGTTTGGGAACTATGTGTTGAATGGGTTGATCCCCGAAATAGCTGATTTAGGTTAGCCGCACAAAGTTATTTTATATGCCAGCGTTAGATGCAATATCGGCCCTGTGGCCTCTTGTCCTTGGGTTCGTGACGCTAGTCATAGTGCTGGCAAAGATGCACTCGGATATTGATACGATCAAAGAAAAAATAAAGATACTGTTTGAGTTGTGGAATAAAAAAGACTGAAGTTATTTGATTATGGTGTTGTTAGATGGCCAAGCTCAACGAAGATACAGAACTGTCGATCCCGCTGAAGAATATCGTGGGTCTTTTGGTGATGGTATCTATTGCCACGGCTGGGTACTTTGATGCGATTGAGCGGATTAACTCGCTTGAACACGCCTTTGAAATATCAGAGCTGGCAATATCGCAAAACAGTGAATTCAGAGTCAAATGGCCGAGGGGTGAGCTTGGCGCTCTACCAGCAGATGCCAGACAAGACTTATTCATTGAGATTCTCCAGAACCAGATAGAGCGATTGGAGGGGAACTTGGAAAGAATAGACGATATACAGGTGCGTACAAAACTGCTTGAGCAGCGGTTGGATTTTGATATTCCGCTGGACGGAGAGATATAGGTGTAAGGTGATGGACTTTCAAACGGGATTTAATGTTTTTCTAGGGATAGTCAGTTTTGGTGGTGGTTGGCTCGTTAACAGAGTCTTTGTACTGCTAGACAGAATGGATGCAGACATGAAGCAAATCCCTGAGAAGTACGTGTCTAAAGACGATTACCGAGAAGACATTCGTGAAGTCAAAGAGATGCTGGGGGCCATATTCAAGCGGCTCGACAATAAGGCAGACAAATGAAAATCGACCCCGTACTGCTCAACATGGCCGCAAGCTGGTCGCTGAAGGCGTATAACGACAAAAACAAAAGTACCATTAAAGTAGAAAACAAGATGACGGGAGCCACGGCTTTCGTAATCAAGCGCAAAACCATAGATGTCATTGCCTTCAGGGGTACTCAAAAGAAAGTAAACGATGTCCTCACCGACATGTTTGTACTCCCTGTGCCGTATGTCGGGAGGCTGTGCCACGGAGGCTTTGTAGCCCAGCACGTCTCTATATGGGGAGAGATCGAAAAACACCTAGACCCCAAGAAGCGCACCCTGATAACCGGCCATAGCCTTGGTGGGGCGTTAGCGGAGCTGTCTGCGGCTAAACTGAACGGCAAGCACGAGAACATAAACCTGATTACTTTCGGTAAGCCAAACGTGTTTTTCAAAGGGTTCAAGCGTCCAATGAAGCTCGATACCCAGATATCCTGTGTGCAGGGTAGTGATGTGGTGGCTAGAATCCCACGGTTCTGTTATGGCCCCTCTAAGTCCCAAGACATGCTGTACTTCAGCAATACGGGCGGAACACTGATTAACCCTAAGAGAAGTTTCCGTGTGGCAGACCGAGGGGGTCTGAAAGACCGAGTTGCCGATCATTGTATGGAAGGCTACAAGCACAGCCTGACTCGTTTTCTGGAGGAGGAACACAAATGAGACTTCTAGCTATTGCACTACTGTTTACCCTGCCTAGCTGCACCACCGTACAGGGCGTCATCGACAACAAAGAAATCTATTGTTCTCAGCTATACAAAGGGGTTCGGGCTGTTGGCCGTTCTGCCCTGTCTGCTACTGCTGGCGTGGTGGTGCCTGATGTCTGTGACACTATCGACGAAATCGTTGCGGAGGAAAACGCCGACGGCGTAGACAAAAGCGATAGCTGATATAAAGTTACTCGTCCAACTAATACTGTTGTTTCGTTGATGAAAAAGCTGATTTCAATGCTTAAACGCCATGAAGGCGAGGTAAAAACTAACGGCAGGCATGTAGCGTACAAGTGCCCAGCCGGATACTGGACTCTGGGAATCGGGCGTAATATAGACCCAGAAAACGGCATTGGGCTGTCAGACGATGAGGTTGACTACCTCCTAGAGAACGATATTGCCAGAGTAACCAAGGAGTTAGCCGCAGAATATAAGTGGTTTAACGATCTTGATGATGTACGAAAAGATGCTATTATTGACATAGCATTTAACCTCGGAGCTACGCGTTTACGTGGCTTTCGACGCGCATTAGCCGCTATGAAAGCGGCGGATTATAAAACTGCTGCGACAGAGTTCTTGGACTCTAAGTGGGCAAGACAGGTTGGTGGCCGTGCTTTGGAGCTAACCGACATGATTGCCAGTGGCGAGTATGCGGAATGAGGTTTAGATGGCTGTCAGAAAACTACAATTCAAACCGGGTGTAAATAGAGAAACCACCCGTTACGCCGCCGAAGGTCAGTGGTACGACACTAACAAGGTGCGCTTCAGACGTGGGCTACCCCAGAAAATAGGCGGGTGGCAGCGTATTTCCTCAGAAACTTATTTAGGTGTGGCCAGATCACTGCATAACTGGGTGACCCTTTCTGGCCAAAACATAGTAGCCCTTGGCACTAACCTGAAATATTACCTCGAACGTGGGGGTGCCTATTTCGATATTACCCCCATTAGAGCTACTACAGCAGCCGGTGACGTGACTTTTGCTGCTGTTGATGGTTCTGCCACTCTTACTGTTACTGACACAGCCCACGGTGCCTCACAAGGCGACTACGTGACATTTTCCGGTGCGGTATCTCTGGGCGGCAACATTACGGCTGATGTATTAAACGCAGAATATACAGTAACCACTGTGGTAGACGATGACAACTACACCATCACAGCTACGGCCACGGCCAATGCGTCTGATACAGGCAACGGCGGGGCTTCTGTCGTAGGTGCGTACCAGATACCTGTCGGCAATGAGATCGAGGTGCCCGTTACTGGTTGGGGTGCAGGGCGTTGGGGTTCAGGCACTTGGGGTACGGGTGGTTCTACCAATGCTTCTATGCGGTTGTGGTCAGAAGCTAACTTTGGCGAGGACTTGTTTTTTGCCTACAGAGGAGGCGTACCGCTTTACTGGGACGCCACAAACGGCACTACGACAAGAGGTGTATACGTCAGTTCCTTGGGTGGAGCGTCCGATGTACCTACTATAGTAAATCTAGCGTTTGTATCAGACATATTTCGCTTTGCGTTCTGTTTTGGGGCGAATGACTTGGGCGGCTCTACGCTTGACCCCATGCTGATCCGTTGGTCAGACCAAGAAGACGTGGCTAACTGGACGCCTGCCGCTACCAACCAAGCGGGTAGTTTGCGCCTGTCAGAAGGCACAGAAATCGTAGACGCCATCCAAGCACGTCAAGAGGTGCTGGTCTGGACTGATTCGGCCTTGTACGGCCTACAGTATCTGGGTGCTCCAGAGGTATGGGGAGCGCAGCTTCTGGGTTCAAACCTGACCATAGCCAGCCCGAATGCGGCGGTATACTCAAACAACATTGCCTACTGGATGGGCACAAACAAGTTTTACTATTACGATGGTACGGTCAAGACGTTACCCTGTGACGTGCGCAGCTACGTATTTGATGACTTCAACCAAGAGCAGGTTGACCAAGTAATCTGTGGCTCTAACGAGCAGTTTGATGAGATATGGTGGTTCTATTGCTCTTCTGAAGCCACACAGAACGACCGTTATGTGGTCTATAACTATGTCGAAAACGTCTGGTACTACGGCACACTAAGCCGTTCGGCGTGGATTGACTCAGACATACGAGAGTACCCGATAGCTGCTACTTTTAGTAACAACTTGGTCTATCAAGAGTACGGCGTGGATTGTAACGAGCTAGGCTCGGCGAACCCGATTGTGGCTACTATAACCTCGGCACAGTTCGATCTGGACGATGGCGACCGGTTCATGCTGATTAACAAGATGCTGCCTGATATGACGTTTGACGGCTCTACAGCGGATTCTCCTGCGGCTACCATGACTCTGAACCCCTTGGAAAACTCAGGTTCTGGGCGGTATGACCCAGCCTCAGTCGGGGGTAACAGCAGCGCAACGGTCACCAGAACAGCCGTATTGCCTGTAGAAGAGTTTACAGGGCAGGTATTTACACGGGTACGGGGTCGGCAGATGTCGATCAAGATTGAGTCTACAGAGCTAGGAGTAACGTGGAAACTAGGCGCACCTAGAATGGATATGCGGCCTGACGGTAGGAGAGGTTAGTGGCTAACCGCCTGATAAATAAGGTAGAAAATCCTGCCCTGCCGATACCGCCAGAGAAAAACACACTGCGGACGTATTTAGATGACCTGAATAATATTTTGCGTTTGTTTTTCAATAGGTTAGCAAACAATGTAAACTTGTTAACCGGTGAGTATGGTGGCCAGTTTATAGAAAAGCCTAACGGGTTGTTTTTTTCCACTACAGATCAGCCCATAGCAGTAGTAAACACAGCTCAGGTAGTTAGTTTTGAAAACACCTATTTGAGCGAAGCAATAGAAATAAACGGCGGTTCTAACAGCCAGATTACAGCAACATATTCTGGTATTTATAACTTCCAGTTTGTAGCCCAAGCAGTTAGTGGGTCAGCCTCGTCCAAGAACGTGTACGTGTGGATCAGGCGAGACGGTACGGATATAAACTATTCGGCCAGACATTTGGTTTTACAAGGCTCCAACGACAGTAATGACATTGCGTGGAGTTTTAATATTGATTTGCAGGCAGGGTCGTACATAGAGATGATGTGGTCATCCGACGATATAGATACCAAGCTGGACTTTGAGGCTGCGGCAACACCTCACCCCGGCGAACCCTCTGCTGTAATGACTGTAACTTTCGTCTCAACATTGCCTGAGACACTACCGACACCTCCGTAGACAAACATGGCTGCTCAAAGAGAGTTAATAAGACAACCAGACTCCGGACTCGAAGTTGCCGGTGAAATTTATGCTGTTGGCGGTGGAAGTAGTAGCTATAGCGGTGGTTCGCCTATTATTCCGCTTTCGTCCGATATGGGCGGTATCAGTGGGTTACCCATAGGAGGAGGCGGAGGAGGGGGAAGTAGAACCCCATCCACGGTGGAGTTACTGCAAACTGGCCCTGTAAACATAACGGATCGGTACGCTTCTGAAGTTCAGAAATACGAAGACCTTAAAGCCGACTATTTACAAACGGTAAAAGAGTTTGGTGAAAACAGTCCTGAAGCTATTGTAGCTAAAATGGATATGGGCGACCAAGAAGGAGTTGTTGCCCAAATAGCTCAGGACAATGGGTTTGTTGGTTATCCAGACGGGATTGTTACTGCTGAAGCTCAAATAGAAGCGGCTGAGAACCAAACGATAATAGGTGATCTCGCTAATAGTGTATACGACGCTGCTACTAGTGTGCCGGTAGTGGGCGATTTTGTAAAAGACACCGTAGAGGGGGTCAGTGATTGGCTTGATGATCAGAATATAGCCGTAGTAGCTGGCCCCAGCGGTGTCACTGTTTCTACAACCCCTAGAGGCGGTACTGGTGGAATTACTTCCGGCATGTCTACTGTGCCGTACAATCCTGTTTTCACAACTACTTCTGGCCCCGGCGCCACTATAACCGGCGGGGTTTATACAGGCACTGTACTCGATAGAGCGGTGTCAATTCTTAGAAATGGCGGGCTTGATGAAGAAACTGTACAAACAGTAATGGGAGACGTAGCAGAAGAAGTCTTAAAAGGCACCCCTGAAGGGGAAATACTAGTAATGGTCGGGGATGTTTTAAAAGACATTTTCAGTGGGGATGGCAGTACAGCTACTTCTACTTCTACTTCTACTTCTACTTCAACATCCACTTCTACCACGACTACTTCTCAAGAGCAGAAAAACAAAGAAATACAAGAGATTGTAGAATCGGCAGATAGTCCTGAA